TCGCACGACATATAAGGATATTCTTGATTTGGTTAAGAGTGCATTGAGGCAAGGTGTTGATATTACCGATGAGAATGAAGGTCTTGATTTGGTAGTCAAGATGGAACATGGGTTTAATAATTGGTTGGTGCCAGCTTCGGTAATAACCGCTCTTAAGCCTACCCCTCTCGCACCTAAGAATGATATTCCCACTATTATTGATAGTGTAAAGCCGATTGATGAATTGTTTCAGTATGCTCCAATTGATGAGATGAAGATCGCATTGGACAAGCACATCAATCCAAACGCTGACGATTCGGATAGTTCAGCAGGTACGGCTAAAGACTTCACTCAAAAGGTGGAATCGGAAGAAGATGGTGTAAGTGAAAAGATTGGTGCGGCCTTTGATAAGTTGCTAAACTAATATGGCTCGTAAAAAAGTTGCAACTGGTAAGAACGCTGTTGATGATAACAGCGTTCTTACCGATATTCTTGTAGACTCCCTTAATAAAAAGCTTGGTGATGTTGCTTACATTATGGGAAAGGGTGATAGTCCGGCAGAGGTTAAAGAGTGGCTATCTACCGGCTCTACTGTTTTAGACACAATCATATCCAATGATGTAGAGGCCGATGGTGGTATACCAGTTGGTAAGTTAGTAGAAATTAGTGGTGAGGCTGCTACTGGTAAATCACTTTTGTCTTATATGATTCTTAAGGATTGTCAAGACAAAGGTGGCATACCTATTCTTATTGATACGGAAAATGCCGCTAATGAAGACTTTCTTAGATTGTTAGGGTTAAAGTTTCAGCATGAAGGGGGCAATCTTGTTTACCTTCAAGTAGATTCTGTAGAGAAAGTTTTTCAAGCTATAGAAGAAATCATTCGCCGTATTCGTGAAACCCATAAAGACAAACTCTGTTGTATCGTTTGGGATTCTGTAGCAGGTACTTCTACCGATACTGAAATTCAAAATGAATATGGAGAAGCAACTATTGGTTTAGCTGCTCGTCTTATTGGTCAAGGATTACGTAAGAGCATTCGGTTTATTGGTACTCAACGTGTATCGTTGGTGTTTCTTAATCAAGTGCGTCAAAAGATTGGTGTCTTCTTTGGTGATGATACTACAACTCCTGGCGGCAAAGCCATACCTTTCTTCTCTTCTGTAAGAGTTAAACTTTATAGTGGAGGCAAAGTCAAGGTTGGTAAGGATGTTATTGGCGTTGGTATCAAACCAAAGATAATTAAGAATCGTCTTGGGCCACCTCATAGAGATGCTGAACTAAAAATGTATTTCACTAAAGGCTTGATTGATGAAGAAAGCTGGCTTGATGTCTTGTTGAAGAGTGGCGAAGCAGATAAGATTTCAGCACAAAAGTCATCTATCACTAACAAAGATACTGGTGAAGTATATGAGTTTCAAAATCGTAAGTTTGTAGATTGGATAAGAGAGGTTGATCACAAAGAAGCTCACGCTTATTGCAAACTTAAGGTTAAGCAGTCGTTGGTTATCGAACAAGATCCAGACAAGAGAGATGAAGAAGTTATAACTGAAGAGTTAGGAACGGACGAGATTCTCTAATGAAGTTTTGGGATACATTAAAAAATGATGACAAAAAATACCCTTGGTGGGTTTGGGTATTTTTTGTCATAGGATTTATAATAGGAATAGGAATTGTTGCCCTTTTTGTTGGGGCGCTTTTCCTATTTCTAGGTTGGGTATTTTCTTTTCTTTGGAACTATAGTATAGCCCCTACTTTTAACGTGACAGAAATTACAACTACTGTCGCTAGTGGTTTATTATTTTTCATCTTCTGTGGCGTTCGTCTTATTAAATTTTTGGTTAAGAATTAGCTCCTATGGTCTAGTGGTTATGACTCTGCCCTTTCACGGCAGCAACGCGAGTTCGATCCTCGCTAGGAGTACCATTTTTAGGGGTGTCGTATAATTGGTAATACTCTAGATTTTGGTTCTAGCAATTTCGGTTCAATTCCGAACGCCCCTTCCAAAAAATTTTCCCAAACATGAATTTAAATTTTTTTAAATGATAGTAGATTTTTATAATTTTTTCATGCAGTATTTATATTATCGGGGTAAGTAAATGCAAAGAGAAAAAGTAAAAAGTATATCTATATTTCTTCTATTAGTGATTTTGGTATTACAGGGAGTGGAGAAGAAAAAAGAGATAGATACTCTTACAGAACAAAATCTATTGATGGATAGAATGATTACATTAGCTGATTCATTAATAAAAGATACGACTATAGAAGGTTTGAGGTTAGCAGAAAAGCTTGCCGCTAAAGAGAAAAAGATAGAAGAATACGAGAATAATAAGCATCAAGTTGTCGTAACAATGTATCATCCTGTTGCTGAACAAACAGATGATACTCCAAACATTACAGCCGATGGTACTGTAATTAAAATAAGTAAGGCAAGTGAATATAGATATGTGGCGGTTTCACGAAATATGCTTACGCGTTATGGGGGTTTTCTTAGATATGGTGATTATGTTTGGGTGGACGCTGGTAAGAAGTCTGGAGTTTATCAAGTCCGTGATACGATGGCGGCAAGATGGATAAATCGTATTGATATTTTAGAATCGCCTGGTGTTAAGCCATACAAGTATAATGACGCATCATTAAGAAGGTTAGATTATGTATCGGACAATCTCTAAATATTTAACATTATTTTCTTTGGTTTTTGTTTTAAATGGTTGTTATACATTGTTAAGCGATCCTCTTAAAGTAAGTCCTAAACCTAAAGTAGATATTCATAACATAGATAAACAGGATAAAGTTGATGAACCCTATCCAATGGTTAACAGATATTATGGCCGCCGAACACACGACCCTTATGTATATGGTCATAATGGGTATTACGGCATTGTTCCTCGTTATCATAATGGTTATAATTCCTATGATCATTATCACATACATGACGTTTCGCAGTCACCCGTACCCCAAACACCGCCACAACAAAGCATTAAGGTTGAGGTTAAAAACACGCAGACCAGTAGGGATGTAGAAAGAGCGCAACAAGTTTGGGCAAAGCGCATTGAACCAAGAGTTAGAAAAGCACCAACACCAACGCGGAGAAAGAAAGATGGGGAATGAAAACGATGACGAGTCACTGATATTAATCAAAGGTTTTTATTTTGTTGATCACAATTAGGATTTGGTTTTGGGCCTTTGTTGAAAATTCTATTTGGTTTACAGGTGGTTATAAACTCAGCAGATTAAGACAGCAAAGATGGGCAATTAAGTTAGCTAAAATAAGAGAAAAAGAATCGCTAATAGAACAAAGAAAAGACTTGACAAATTGGAGAGATGTAGTTATATTATATAGGTTGATTACAAAAAGATTGATTTCTAACATTCTAATGTGGTAGGAGTGAGTTTATGTGTAAGAGGCGGCGAAGAGTAATATGGCACTTAAAAAAGGGTAAAAAATAAATGAAAAAGGTTTTGTTGATTGATTTGATGAATATGTTTGTGAGGAATTTTTCAGCAGTAAGATTGACAAATGATGATGGCGAACACGTAGGTGGCGTTTATGGTACATTAAACAGCCTACAATCGCAAATAAAAAAGCATGGCCCCGATGTTGTTTCGGTAGTTTGGGAAGGTAAGGGCTCTTCAGAGCGCCGTAGAAAGACGCTCAAAGAGTACAAAGAAGGTAGAAAGTTTAGAGGATTAAATAGGCATTTTGAATATTCGCAAGAAGATGAGAAAGAATCTTTTGCGAGACAGCTGCATTTACTCAAAGAGTGTTTAGACGAATTACCTGTCTATCAACCAGCGGTCCAATATTTGGAAGCAGACGACCAAATTGCTTATTCTTGTAGAAACTTTTTTAAAAACGATGCAAAGATTATAGTGTCAACCGATAGAGATTTTTTTCAATTGGTTGATGAGAGGACGGCTATCTTTCGCCCTGTGAAAACAAAAGAGCATCCAAAAGGTGAGTTGATAGACATTGATTGGATGATGGAAAAAGAGGGTGTTTTTCCACCTAATTATGCTCTTCTAAAGGCAGTTGTCGGTGATAAGAGTGATAACATAGGTGGCATCAGTGGCGTGGGAGAGAAGAGTTTAAAGCGTGATTTTCCATTGTTTTATGAGAAGGAAAGTGCTGACGTAACCAACCTTTTAGAATACGCAGGTCAACAAAAAAATAGTAAGTATGAGAAGTATGTTGATAGTGCAGAGTTGTTGAAAAGAAATTATGAGATAGTTCAGTTATTAGATATAGATGTTAACATACAATCTATTCAAGCGTTAGAAAAAAGTTATGAAAATAAAGAGTTGAAGTTTAATTCTTACCAACTTCGTCTTAAGTTGATGGACGAAAATATTGCACCATCCAATATTGATAATTGGATTTCATCGTTCATGTCGGTTTCTCGCGAACCGATAACCCTGTAGGAGAAAGATAAAATGGCGTACACAGATGTTGATTCTTTTAAGTCTTTTGGAAATAACTTTCAAAACTGCGTATTACAAGGAGCTATTACAGATAGGGATTTTTTTGAAAAGAGTTTTGAGATATTAAAGGAAGAGTATTTTACATCAGAAGCCCATAAGACAATTTGGTTAGAGATAAGAAAGCTGTTTAATAAGTATAATAACGCTCCCACTTATGATATGTTGAAAACAGAAATTTCACAATATCCCGAAGGGGAACTAAAAGAATCTACTATTAATGTTTTGTTGGATATTGAAACAGAAGTTAATAAACAAGAGATTGAATATGCCAAGGATAAGTCTTTAGAGTTTTGCAAAAATCAATCTATGAAGGGTGCAATTCTGCATTCAGTAGAGTTGTTGAAGGAAGGTAAGTTTGAAGAGATTCAGAAAACTATTGAAGATAGTTTAAAGATTAGTACTGAGCAAGATATGGGTCACGATTATTTTGATTCGTTTAAGTCGCGTCAACAGGTTCATAGTCGTATTTGTATTCCAACAGGGTTTCCATTGTTGGATGCTAACGAAGTTTTAGATGGTGGTTTAGCGAATGGTGAATTGGGTGTGGTGATGGCTCCTACTGGTGGTGGTAAATCATTTTTCTTGGTCAATCTTGGATATGGTGCATTAGCTGCCGGTAAGAATGTTATTCACTATACATTTGAATTGAGCGAAACCCATGTAGGTAATCGTTATGATAGTCGTATTACGGGCATTCCTACAAAAGAATTGCGTAGTCGTATGGTAGAGGGGGAAGCTCAGTTGGCTCGTTTTGACGGTGGGCAGTTGATGATTAAGGAGTATCCACCAAAGGTTGCAACTATCAACACTGTTAAGTTTCATACAGGTAGATTGTTGTCCAATGGTTTTGAGCCGGACCTTATTATTATTGACTATGGTGATTTGATGAGAAGTCGCCGTGGATATGATCAGAAACGATTTGAGTTAGAAAGTATTTTTGAAGATCTTCGTGCGTTGTCTATGGAGATGAAGTTGCCGATTTGGACAGCTACTCAGAGCAACCGCGAGGGATTTAACGATGATGTTATTACTATTGATAAAGTTGGCGAAGCGATTAATAAGGCGATGGTTGTAGATTTCTTTGGTACTTTTTCGCAGAGGAAATTTCACATTGGTAAGAATCGCATGGGCCAAGCGAATATTAATTTTAATATTGACATGGATCCTGCTCGTAGTTTTATTGATTTGAATGACGATCAATCGGCTGGCTTTTCAGTTGGCGATAAGGTTAATAATATGTTGAATGGTGGCGATAAGATGAGGTCGCTGTATCGTTCTTTTAAAGAGGAAGTGTAGGTTAAATATGGAAAGGTTTACTATAACTAAAACACGGCGTTGGGGGCATCAAGATACTCAAATAACCCATGTATATTCTGTTAATAGAAAAAAGTCAAAAAGAGATGATGTGATTCGGATAGCTAATGAAATGCTTTCTTCAGAATCAGTAATGACTAATGAAGAAGTTGAATATGAAGTGTTGTTGGCTTATGATAATGGTGAAACAGAATTTATACATCGTGTAGAAAAAAGTGGAAAAAGGAGTATTTGATGCCACAATATACTTGGATTTGTGATGGTTGTACTTTTCATTTGACTAAAACAATGAGTATTAAAAAGTATAACCCAAGAGAAAAAGTATATTGTTCTAATTGTGGTACGGATATGAGGCGTAAAATAGAAAACGTAGGAATTAGCTTTGGTAAAGGATTTTTTAGAGATGGTTATGAAAGTGCTAAGAATGTAAAAACATCAACAGACGGAGACTGACATTGGATATAAGCCAACAAATTTTATCAGAAATTACTGTACATATGAAGTATGCAAGATACCTACCAACTGAACAACGGCGTGAAACATGGAAAGAATTAATAACACGTAATCGTGATATGCATATCGCTAACTTTCCCGATCTTAAATCAACTATAGAAAAGGCATACGAGTTAGTATATGAGAAGAAAGTTTTGCCTTCTATGCGCTCATTACAGTTTGCAGGTGGTGCAATAAGGCAGACACCTTCTCGTATTTATAATTGCGCTTATTTACCTATAGATGATTATAGGGCATTTAGTGAAGTTATGTTTTTGTTATTAGGTGGTACGGGTGTTGGCTATTCAGTGCAAAAGCATCATGTAGAAAAACTTCCCCCAATTACTAAACCTACCAAGCGCAGACGTTATTTAGTTGGAGATAGTATTGAGGGTTGGGCTGATTGTATTAAGATGTTAATGAAGGGTTATTTTCTTGGAAGACCCGAACCCGAATTTGATTTTAGTAGTATTCGCCCAAAAGGTGCGTTGTTAGTAACTAGTGGTGGCAAAGCGCCTGGTCCGGAGCCATTGAAGGATTGTGTCCATAACATTAAAAGAATATTTGATAGGAAAGAGCATGGTGAACAACTCTCTACTTTGGAAGTGCATGATATCATCTGTTGGATTGCAGACGCAGTTTTATCTGGTGGCATCCGTAGGTCTGCTACTATTAGTTTGTTTTCCCTTGATGATCAAGAAATGCTCCAATGCAAGTTTGGAGACTGGTGGGAAACCGAACCCCAAAGAGCAAGAGCCAACAACTCCGCAGTCGTGGTGCGACATAGAGTTAAGAAGAAAGATTTTTTCAATATATGGGAAAAAGTAAAAGAGAGTGGCGCAGGTGAGCCTGGCGTTTATTTTACTAACGATTCTGAATGGGGAACTAATCCTTGTGCAGAAATAGCACTAAGGCCTTTTCAGTTTTGTAATCTTTGTGAGGTTAATGTAAGTGATGTAGAGACACAGCAAGAGCTTAACGATAGAGTTTCTGCTGCATCTCTTATTGGCACTCTTCAAGCTACGTATACTAATTTTCATTATTTACGTGATGTGTGGAGGCGAACTACTGAAAAGGATGCGCTGCTTGGTATTGGTATGACAGGTATTGGAAGTGGTCGTGTACAAAAGTTGGATTTGGAAGAAGC